CGGGAAGCCTCTCGTTTGAACACAATCTTTGAGGATATGAAGGGCGGGAATTACCGGGAGTTCAAGGATGAGCGCGTCAAAACGGAGATGCGTAAAATCTTGGATGCTAACGACCCAACAATTGTGAGCCTTCTCGGCTCGGGAACAGAGGATGCCTATCGGGCAGCTCTGTCTCTTGCCGGGGAGCGTGCCATCAGGGCGGTCAATGAGGGCCGTCTTATCGATAATGCTAAGCGAAGAGCCGAGTCTGCTCCTCCATCCAGCCAGTCAGGTACGTCTTCTTCCCCTATTGGATCTACTGCGACGATGTCTATGGATGACATCCTCGATCAGGTCCTGGGGCAGAATCCGGATTTGAAGGGTCGGTTTGGTTGAGTTGCGCGAAGCCTTCTAAGAGGTAACTAATGGGAGCTCCATTTTCGACAACACTTAGCGACTACACGAAGGCGTTCAGCCTTACGTGGGGCGCTAGCTGGGAGAAGCTTGTTTGGCTGATCCTAGAGCAGTCCCCCCTGCTGTACTCAATGTACAACAAGGGTTCTATCCACCTTGAGGCCGCGCCTAATGCGCGAGTCCCATTCGCCCACGCTGAGAATCCGAATGTGCAGACCTACCAGGGTTCGCAGGTTCTGAACACGGCTGACAGCGAGTTCGTCAAGATGTTCCTGTGGGACAACTGGGGGCAGATTTCCTGTCAGTCAGTCGTCGCATGCGACAAGGTCGATCTCAACCAGAACGCGAAGCGCCAGATTGGCAAGCTTCTCGATGCCGAGATGCAGCAGTGCGCTATTACTATGCGTAACTACATCGAGGAACAGCTTCACACGGCTAGTACCGTGAACGGCGACATCGATGGTATTCGCGGCATGATTGAGTTTGCGACTCCCGCAGCGCAGGCAGCAACCGCAAACAATACGGTCGGCAACGTCCAGAAGAACGCTAACTACCACTTCAACCAGTTCCAGCAGATCGGCGGCGGTTTCATGACTGCCGGTATTCCGACTTGGACTCAGCTCTACCGCGAGTGCTCGAAGTGGGGTCGTCGTCCTGACACGATGCTGGTCGATCCGGCTGTCTATGACGGCTACGAGGAATGGTGTGGACCGGAGCGTGCTTTGGTTGACGAGGCCATGGGAAGCGCAGGCTTCACCAGTCTCCGATTCAAGGGTGCAACTGTCATCCCTGACTACAACATCACCGAGAACAGTGGTGAGGGCTTTATGCTCAACATGACTGGTGGTGCGCCGAGTGCCTCTGCGGGACACGGTTTTGTGCCTGGACTGCTGGACCCTGTGAAGGGCAAGAGCAAGGGCCAGACTAACCTTGGAAACATGGTTCTCTGGATTAACCCGAACGCTCACTTCTTCATGGATGACTGGCGTTTGGCCCAGGAGCAATGGGCTTGGATCTCCAAGACCAAGTTCCACGGCATTCTTACTGTTAACAATCTCCGCGAGCATGGTGCGTTTAACTTTGCTGGCGGTGCCTACAGCGCCTAGAAAGGGGTACTGAACATGGCTCTTTCTAATCCACTCAAGAAGACAGTAGAGGCTATCGCTCAGCAGAGCTTGGTAGACACTGACGTTGTCGTTCTGATAGTTCAGAGTGACGGCGCTCTGCATGCCTACAAGTTCAACAATGGCGATGCTAACCAAACGCAGGACTATGTTCCGATTGCGGGTGTCGTTGACCACAACTCAGGGGCTATTGCCTCTGGCGATGCGATTTCTGTTGTTGTTCAGGGTCTTTGCAAGGCGAAGGTGTACACGGACGGCCAGATTCTGACTGCGGGGTCTCCGACCGCGTTTCTGATGATTGCTGACGAGGGCACAACTGCTGGCGCAGCTGGCACCTTCTGCTCTGACCACACGGACACGACCTTGGCCGGCACTGCCAATGTCACTGACCTGGATGTTGACGCGCAGCAGGGGAACTTTCTGCGCGCCGTTCGCGGAATCTTTGTTGGGGATACCAACATCGCCGCAAGCACCACGGTTACCACTGGTGACGTGTTCGTTTACAACAACCCGATTGCTCTGTTCTAGAGCTAACTCGCTCGTCAGTTGCTGTAGAGCCGCTGGCGGGCAACACGCCTGAGGGTAGGGGGTTTCGGCCCCCTACCCAAACAGGTCGAGGAGAATTGAATTATGGCTAGATCTACTGCACCCGCAGGCTTCGGTCGTCCTATCTGGGACGCGATCAAAGGCGGCAACCAGGTTCATGGAGTCGGTCTTGTGCCGGTTTCTTTTACCCTTCTTGCCGGTCACTCCACAGACTTTAACCGACCTGTCTTTATTACCCCGCGAACAAATCACGGGCGATTCAAGGTAGAGGCGGCGAGCATTTCCTTCGGCGCCGCTATCGGGGCTGATGCCTCCGACTACTGGACCATCGACCTTCAGGTCGGAAATGACGCCGATGGCTGGCACTCGCTGGGGATCGCGTCTCTGAGCACCACTGACGGTATCACCGACAATACGGGCTACGACCTCGAGGTGGATGGCCCAGAAAGCGCCTCACCCAGGAACGTCTTCCTGGAGGCTGGCGACCTCCTTCGGGTTCTGTTCACTGATGTCGGGTCAAGCTCGCCAGCAGACCTGAGCAGCAACACCATGAACGTCGTGGTGTTCCTGCGACACGCACCTCCGGGTCGATAGATTCGGGTAGTCTCTTGAGGGGGTGGGTGAACTGACCTAGCCCACCTCCTCTTGAGCTCTCTAGGAGACCCGAATGGACTTTGCGACACTCAAGCAGCGCCTGGGTCGTCGGCGCGGATTCGACGGGAATGACGACCGTCTAGGCGACTTCATCAACGACGCCTACATGGCGATCTGTGGACGGCGGAACACCTGGGCATGGCTCAGGCGAACCCACCAGTTCGGGACACACACACCTGAGGCTGTGACCGCATCTGCGGACGGCACCCCATCAGCCACAGCCACAGAGGGGGCTGTGTTTACGAACGGCAGTCGGCTGGTCACGCTATCGACCGCGAACTCCGTCACCACCACCCAGGGCACCCGCACCGGGGCCAAGGTAGAGGCGCCTGATGGGACGGTGAACCGGATTCTCAGCCACAATGCCACAACCGGCCTCTACCTCGAGGCTCCGTTCGGCGGCGCTACCTCTTCTGCGATCAACCCAACGGTCTCAGGGGTGGGAGCCACATACGCCTCATCCTGGAAAATCTACTGGGACGAGTATCCGCTTCCAGAAGGAGCTGCTTCAATCGAGTCTATTGTCTGTACCGGAAACGGGTTCATTCGGCACATCCGAGAGTCGAGCCTGCTTTCGCCCCACATGAAGGGGCTGACGGTTAAGGACTACGAGTCGTACCCTCAGTACTACGCTCTCGAGCGACACACGCAGATACCAGCGCCTGACAGCGCGCTTGCTGCAATTGAGGACCCTTCGGTAGCGACCTTTAATGCGGGAACCGTGTTTCAGTACAAGTACTGCTACTACAACACGAAGACGCAGGAGATGGGTCCGATGTCTCCGTCGTCTTCAATCGAGATAACCGCGCCAGGAGGTAGACCGTCGATGGATGTCGGAGGGACTATAATGCGCTCCGATTACGGCGCTGCCATTTACAGGACGAAGGACGGCGGCTCTGAGTTTTATCATTTGGCAAACGTTGTCATTGGCAGCACTAACCAGCTCACCGACACCGTCACGGACGCCAATCTTGGCTTCTCTCACCAAGACGTAGACTCAGCAGGAAACCTGCTCTCCTCAAACATTGGGGCTGTGGCAGAGCGCGACCTCAGCACTGGCGGAAGTCATCACATTCGCTTCTGGCCCCCGCCGGATGAAGAGTATCTCGTGGACGTGACGTACTTTGTTGCTCCTCAGGAGCTCACAGAGGACCATGATACGCCGCATATCCCCAGGCAGCATCAGCCCATCCTTCTCGACTTAGCGGAGAGCTATGCGCTCAGCGAAGAAGAGAACCATAGCGCTGCAGCTCAGAAGAGAGCCTATGCGATGGAGGGGGTAGATCGCATGGAGCGTGAAGAGGAGGCTGACCCAGGAACACGCATCCAGATTGGTCGCGGGGAGCCTGAGATCGACGAGGCCCTTGGCAGCTGGCCTAGAACCATCACGGGCTAGGGGACGCTTTAATGGCTCGCATAGCGCAGGGGAAAGGTTTCCATGCTGTACCCGTGCTTACCAGGGGCCTTACCGACCGTGTCTGGGCCCAGAGCGGCGAAGCCCGAAAAGTAGACGGTTGCTACTTCCAGGTAGTTGGGACGGTTGAGAAGACTCGAGGGATAAGAAACCTCGTCGACTGGGCCGTTGATGAGTTCCACCTCCTGAATACAAGAATCAGCTCAATGACTCCGTTCCAGATAAGGGGAGGCCCTAGCGAGCTTGTCATCTCCTTAACGGGCGACAGTGGCGAGGCGGAGGGTTTCTATCCCGTAGCGCTAGGCCGGCTGAAGGACTCTGACGGCAACACCCTAGACAAGTACAAGGGGAGTCGACTGCTTGTCCTAAGAGGGGACAGGCTAGAGAATCCTGGGATACCTCATATTGGAATTGATAGTCCCTGGCATAGCCACTTTAAGGTTCCTGGCGTAAGCGACGATCTGGGCTACCAGCTCATCGATGGCAGGCGAGTTGAGCCGGAAGACCAGTACGGAGGAGACTACTTCGCGTCCTGGGCGAACTGGCTGTTTATATCAAACGGTGTAGATGCAAACGTAAAGTGGAATGGCGACTATGCGGCAAGGGTAGGAGTGACCGAGCGCCCATCTCCACTGCACGTCGAGAAGATGGTTAGTTCGAAGTTCGACCCTGCCTTCTCTATCGGAGAAGAGTTCAGTGGCTTTGGCGAGGCCGATAGGGGTAATGAGGCTAACGAGGTTCAGAAGTTTCAGTACAAATGTACGTTTGTTGGATCTACCGGAGCTGAAGGCCCGCCAGGCGATGCGAGTGACTTTGTTACGACAGGCGAAATGTATGACGAGAAGGCCGGCGAAGATTTTGATGAGGTTGTCGGGGATGTCACAGCATCGGCTAACAGGGCGCTAATCCAACTCACCGGGTTTGACAGGCCTAAGCAGCAAGATGTCATCTGGAGGAACATCTACAAGAGGGCGAAGGACGGGGAGTACTACTTCTGGCGACAGGTCTGCATCAACGAGCGCACTGTCTACGACCACGAGGACACAATATCGGCAGCTTCGCTAGGCTCGCCCCTTCGGGAAAGCCTGACCGCCCCGCCAACAAGCAAGTTCATTAAGTTCTTTAGAGGGCGCGGGTACTACGTCGCGAAAGAGTTCCCGTCGTTTGTGTTCTACAGCGACCCTGGCCTGCCAGAACAGATGAGCTCAGCCCTGCAGTACCTGGATGTAAATAGCGCTGACGGAACGCCAGTAACGGGGGTGGTTACCTTTGGCGATTCGCTCATTATCTTCAAAAAGGACTCGATGTGGCAGGTGACTGCTCTTGCTGACGGTTCGCCAATCCTTACTCCCGTAGACGAGTCAATCGGAAGCACCTCTCCGAGGGCATCTATCTTGGCCTATGAGCGCCTTGTCTTTGTCGGCGTTGACGGGGTGTATCAGTTTGATGGCGCTTCGGTGAAGCCCCTGTCTGAGAACCTGAACAATTGGTGGAAGAATGTCTTCACCGAGGGGCTGAGGACCGCAACAGCATGGCTTGATGAGCGAGAGAGAAGGCTGTTTATATCTCTCCAGAGCGGCCCTGACGATCTAAACGACATGGTTGTTTGTTACCACTACCAGCTCGACGCCATCACGGTGATAAAGGGCCAGAGGATCACAGCATCAACTGTCTACAAGGGGGAGGCTCTCCTTGGCGTCCAACTTCCAAAGAAGTCGGCCAGTGTGCAGAGCGAGGTTTATAGGAGTGGCGTAACAAAAGAAATCCGAAACTCAGACATTGTCATCTGGGGCCTTGGCGATTCGATGGAGTACGGATACCGACCCGGAAGAGAGGCTGACCCAGACGATTCAAAGAGGCCCGTTACGGTTTCAGCCGGAAGCATCGCTGGAAAGATTCGTTTCGGCCCATACAGCGCAAATCAGACAGGATGGAACTCAGACGAGCAGATGGAGGTTGCCGGGATAGACGTGTTCTTCCCGTACATGGGCGACCAAGACTTGACTGTTCGCTGGTATAAAGACCGGAATCCGGAGGCTGTTGGCTCGAGAACATTCGCTCTTGACCAGTTTGGAACAGCTGCACAGAAAACAGAGAACACAGATCTCACTACGCTAGTTGGCTGGGCTGACGACCCAGTCGACCTTGACGACACAACAACGCATAAGAACTGGGGAGAGGGAAAGTGGAATGGCCGCAGACAGTTGTTCCAACGACTTGTCTTCCCAGAGACCGTGATTTGTCGTGAAATAGAGATTGAGTTTGAGAATGGCAACGAGAAGGAGCCCTTCATGCTTGACGGGTTCGTCTTGTGGCGAGCAAGCAAGGGCTCTGAGAGGCAACGGTAATGTCCTGGGAAGGTCGCGATGAAGAAGAACAGGCGGCAGTAAGGACTACCCTTGCCACAAGCGAAGCCATGCTTTCTAGGCTGAGGAGAGCTGTCAGTAGGTCCAACCTAGGCGGGTCAGGGTCATGGCCGCTTTCAAAAAGGGCCTCGCATTGCCTTCGCCTTCTCGGAGGAGGAGGATCTGTTTCGGTCGACAGTCCAAGATCTGTCCGCAGGGCCATTACGATTATAGAGAACTACAAGCCTTCGGCGGGTCCATAGAATGTACTACAGGAAGGGTTTTTATCCTCGACCAGGACAGGCTGACGTTCCAGACGATCTGTGGGCTGAGTTCCAGCGCATTCGCGGACACATGTCCACTATTGACCAAAACAACGTGGACAGGGAGACCCTGACTCCGATTAAGATCATCCCTCCAACGGACCTTGAGCACAACGGAACATCTGACATCGTCGACCAGCACGGCGAGTTTCTATACAAAACCTCAGTCGCATCGTCTTTGGCCGAAAAGAACATCGCCAGGCGGGCTATTAGATGGCGAGACCTTGGAAAGTACGGCCTAACCCTAAAAGCCCAGTCCAGGGGCGATGGCCCTTGGATAGTGGGCGCGTCTATTGACTTTGGCGCATACAAAACAAGCGACGGAACGTCTGTGAACGATTCAGCAGGACCGTACCTAGAGGGTGGCCCGCAAAACAACGACAGGGCGAACGTTTACTTGAGAATAAAGAGCTCTCAAGACGGGCTTTCCGTTGCTGAGGGTGTTGGCGGAGTTAGCCATTCAGTGTTCGGGGCTTCCGTTGCGGTTGTAACCACTGTCCTAGCTCGCGGTGGACAGATACAGTTTTCACCGTCAATCAAGTACAGGGAGCTCGCTCGAGGCACAGGAGCGTTAGTAGCTGGAGAAGAGTTTGACGGTGGCGGCGGAGGCGGAACGGGGCCTACCCTTGTCCAGGGCGACTCTGGATGGGGCGTTAGGATTCTCAAGGCAAACATCTTTGCTTTTGCGTTGTATCGATAATGTCAGTCTTTATCTACACATCAGACTTCAGGGAAAAGGACGGAGAGGTCATCTCGTCGCTAGACGCCTCAAAAAACATTGAGGACCTGAGGGACGCTGCGAACGCGCTTACCTGGAAAAACGTCGAGGATGGTTCGCTGGACACTTATCACCTCGCTCTGGGGGAGCGAACAAAGATAGCGGAGGGTCGTCATAATCCCCTGCCGGCTGTCGCAGGAAACTACACAACACTTGTTTCAAGCGTAACGTTCCCGGCAGCTGAGGGAGACGGGATCTTTGTTGTTGGCAATATCAACTACGACGGAGCAATGGCTGGCGGAAACAGGTCCAACAGATCTACGATGACTCTTTCCGCTTCAAGTGTTTCGCCCGACGGATCTGTTCATGGAGAAGGGTCGTTGGAGCACACGCATGTAGACAATCCAGAGCAGCACGGCCAGGCGGGGATAGTGTTTGCGTACCAAGCAAAGAAGGGTGGCGGAGAGGGACATGTCCACACAGTGAACTTGCTGGTCAACCTTGCAGTAGGAACGGTAATCTTGCCGCCAATGGTGGAGCCTCTTCGTGGAAGCCTTGTTGTGTTTGTGATTCATAGATGACAACTGTCAACTTTACCGTGCCGCCTGGCATCTCTGATGGCTCTCCAGCAACAGCTGACGACACATCCTTTGCCTTTGACGTACTCGAGGGCCTCTTCCAGAGCGGGGTACATAACGACAACTTTTCCAAGGATGCGGTGATTCGTGGGCAGAGCTTTCGCAAAAGCGCCCTGTCCGACGTGTTCTCAAGGAAGACCTCGTCAGAGCACTGGTCAGTTCTCCCAGGGACAGGGGACAAGTCTTTTGATGTTCCTGGCGGAGCGCTTAGGTTCCGCCTCAGAGCCCCTGCAGACGTTCTGGTCTTTTTCTCCGCTACCGTTCACCGGATAAATAGAAGAATTAACAAGAGTCCCGATGGAAACTTTCAGGGCGGTCACGGAAACTTTTCGTGGGCATTTAACGCCGTGTGGGAGGGCTCTGATTCCGATCCTGGCAGCGAGTACATGCAGGCAAAGTCCCTTCTTCGCGGAAGGCTTGGGGGGCACAACAGCAAGTTTGATGTGTCCCGAGGCGTTTTTATGCCGTGGCAGGTTAGGCCTGTTGACGAGGGCGTTCCAGTAGATCTTAGGAAAACACGCATGGTTTCCCCGTCGTTTCCTAACGACGTAGGGAGGCTTCAGGCCGGTTGGCACAACGTCAGGCACACGGTTAATTGGGACGACATGGAAGGCTTGGGGGAAGGCTTGAACGACGAAGACTCGTCACCTACGATGGTGATTGGAAATACAGAGCTTGTTGTTGTCGCCAATTACGGTAGGAAAGAGGATACACTCGCCTTTGAAGCACCAGTTCCGCCGCCCGAAGTTTGGACCGAAGTGCCCAAAAACCCACTCTCAGGAACTAAAATCATTTTCGAGAAAATAAACCGAGGCTGATGGTTACTTCATACACAAAACCTTTGGGTCCTTACGACACTGCATTTGAGGTGCAGTCCGGTCGCCTTGGCGAGGCTAGAAGGAAGGCAGAGTCTGCCCCCCTTGATTACTCGAGGCTAGGTGGCAGGGCCCTTGGTCAGCGAGGAGACATGCTCGCCTCTTTCGCTAAGGCAGCTCAGAACGTTTCACAGGACCGTCGAAGCGCTGACATGAACCGCACCATTGCCTGGGATAAGGCCAGAATTAAAAAGCAGGCGCTTGTCGATAAACTGAAAGCAGAAAATATATCCAGCCTTGTCTCTACTGGAGGCAAATTTGCTCAGGACCTTGCGCGAAGAAACGTCGATATAGCCACTCGCGAGATGGACGTTCATGACATCGGCTCGATGTATGGGTTTGACCCAACAACCCAAGGAGGAAGGGCTCAAGAGCAGATTGAAAAACTTCTTGAGGAGAAGCGGATTAGGGAGACTGAGGAAGGTTCTGGCAGATACCGATTCACGCCAAGCGGGGGCTTTCAGGAGTTTCATAGAGGTCCATTTTGGTGGGAAAGCCCGACTTCTACTGGAGGATGGACTAGATAATGTTACTTACACAGATCGCAGCTGCAGACCAGTTTAAGAAGGCCAACATCGGCCTCTCCGACCAGGAGTACTACGACAGGTTCATCGCCCCTTACGCAAGAGAAAGGTATCGACAGGCTGTTGGCGAGGGCGGCGCCATGCAGAGAGGCGCGAAGAAAACGCAGGGCCAGCTAGTCTCAGCTCAGTTTGGCGGTCGAGATACTTCCATGGGCCAGGCGGCGACAGGCTCAATGGCCCCCACCTTCAGAAAGGCAATGTCTGGAGTTATGGGCAGGGTCCAGCAGGACGTTGACAGGTGGGGCGCTCAAAAGATGGTGGAGAGAAAGCAGGACGTGGCTAAGGCCCGAGAAACTGTTGGGCAGGTGAACAGGCTTGAGGCTGGACTGGCGGCGGCTATCCCGTATGCAGGCCAATACATCTCTGCAGGAACTGCTGCAGGAGGAGCCCTCATGGACGTGGGCGTGGGTGAGGCGCTGTTGGATATAAACAAGCGCCCCCTTCGCACGGTTCAGTTCGGGCAAAACCCGTATGAGCAAGACTCTCCTGGCCTTAGTATGGGCGGCGGCGGAGTCTCCAACCTCTACAATCTTTCCTACGCTTAGGGGCTTCTGATGGCTAACGGGCACGACCTCTATCCGGGCAGTGGCTTGGCTGATGAACTAATCAGCGCAAACGCAATGCGCCCTTACGCCAACACCTTTAAGGACATTTATCGCGGGATGATGGAGGGCCGAAAGGTCGCTCTAGCTGAAGACGAGGCTCGTCGTCGCGAGTACCAACGCAGTTGGAATAGGCAAGAGATAGACAAGGCCGACGCTCTTGCTGCTTTTGATGCCGGTCCTGGGTCAGTTGGAAAAACAACTTCCTCTAGTAGATCTGGTAAGGCGGGAACCGCTGCGGGTGGAGGTAAGCCAGAAACCTACACCGACCCAAGCGGCAAGACCGTTATCGGGAAGCTTGGGCCGGACGGAACTTCTCCAGAAGACATTTTGGACTCAATGTATCTTCGCGACAAGGGCCAGCTGTACGACGAAGAGATGGAGTTGTCTAAGCTCAAGGAAACGCTAGGGGAGCTCGACGTTCTAAATGAGCAGGACAGGCAAGCGGCGGCACTTTCTCAAGGGGCGCCCTTTCCTCTCAGCCCTCAAGACGTGGTTCGGCAAGCAGCGGGCAGTCCCACTACGCCATCAAGCAGGCTGGGTGACTATGCCGTCGAAGGCCTCCCAGGCGGAGAGTCTCGATCCAGGCCCCTAGAGGACTACACTACCTCTGAAGTTCGGCCAATGGACGTTATGGGCTGGGATCCGGCAAAGGAAGAAGCGACATGGTCTCCAGAAGGGGTGATTAGATCTTCCCTAAGAACAAAGAGGCCTTGGGGCAAGGCTCTAGGCCCAGGGGAGCAGGCGAGGACCATGCGTAAGCCCGCCTCTGCAATTCAGCCGCCAATGCCTAGCCGTGGAAAGGACGTTGCACTAGAAAACGTGATGGCAGATCCACTCGCTCCGTACCTGCCAGAAGGAACGTCTGGCCCAAGGGGTAACATGGGGCAGGCGGCAAGGATGCTTGCATCGAGGTCAGTCTCTAACGCACTAGGGATTCCTGGAGGGTTCCTGGGCCCAGAGTCGATGAAAATCCTTATGCAGTACCAGGACCTCTCTAGGCACCTTGACGAAAAGAACGATACTCAGGCAGCAGCCAAGGGCGCCGCGATGAGAGACGCTGTCGCCTTGCAGATTGCTGGAGACAAGGCCGACTGGATAGAAGACCTATCCCCCTTCCTCCAGAAGACTTTCAGAATAAACAAAGACATGGCGGATAAGCGCGCAGCGGCGATGTACGAAAAGGATGAGAACACCATAAAGATGCTTGGGAAGAGACACGCAGAGGTGCTTACCCATATAAACCAGCACCCCGAATTGTTGAAAATACGGATGCGCCGAGAGGCTCACGACGACGTATTCAATGCTGAATCACGAGCGGGGTTTGTGGCCGCACAGAAGGATCTCAACAACGACTATACGGCTACTCTTGCCAGCGCTAAGAAGGCGCGAACTGATGCGCTTAAACTCCTTACGGAGAAGGACGCGGAGCTTCAGGCTGCAGTCAGCGCGAACGCCGAGCACCTTGGCGTGTCTCCGGACGACCTCCTTCGCGCTGCGAGCACTGGCGAGCCGCTTCAGGGAGTTGACCCGGACAAAGATCCATCGAACGCCATGAACGACCTAGGCGCCCTGCTTGCATCTCATGCAGAGGCAAAGGATGGGTTTAGGGACGCCGCCGTCGCCTACCAGTCTTGGAGTAAGGAGTCCGGGTTCCTTGCGGGCGGTCGAGACACTACGGATGATACTTACTCGACAACGGTTCAGTATCCTGATGGAACAAGCGAAGTCATTACAGTTCCCAGCGTCTTCTCTGCGAAGCGGGAGTTTGGCGAGAATGACCCTCTTGGTGACATCGAAGGCCATTTGAGAGCACATGCCAACGAAAGGGCGGCTGTAAGCGCCAAGGCGTTGGGGTCGGCGGCACCGTACCTGCTCGGCTCTCAACGAAGAGGAACTGGAAGATACGCCGACTACTCTCAGCCAACTCAGGCGGACCTGAAGGCACTGCATCAGCAGGCGATAGACATTGGTCGACCTGTCAGTCCAGACTTCGATGAGTGGTCTGAGGGGCTCCAGAGCATGTCCCCCAAGCAGTTCACAGACTACGCTAAGTTGATTAATGCCGACCATGCGAGAACTGTCCGAGCTAGAGAAAAAGCACAGCAAGCCATAGGCGGTCTTTTTAATATTGCCGGTCGGGCTGCAGGAGGACTTCCTGGGGCGCTCATGACGACCACCGGAAGGATGTTGGGAAGAGACGCTCGAGAAAACTCTGCAGAGCCAGAGCCAGAGCCCAAGAAAAAGCCTGTACCAAGAAGCACATACGAGTAACAGGAAATGCCAGACCCTTCCCCAGAGGCAGTCCAGAGAGCCCTGTCTGACGGTTATGAGTGGAACCGTGCGGAGGACCAATGGACCCCAATCTCAGACCCGTCTGACGAGGCCAAGGAGAGGGCTAGGGCTGATGGATATGAATGGAGTCGGGATCAAAATCAATGGAACCCAGTAGACGAGCCAGAGGAGGGCCTAACAGACGACCGAGGTCGGACGGAGGTTGAACGGGCTAGGATTCAGGCAGAGCTCATAGCTAAGGATGAGCTCGATTGGGCGGTGCTAAGGGACGGGGTTTCTAAGGCAAAGAAAAAATCCGCCCTTAGCGGTGAGCCGTCAACAAAGTACAGGGCTCTGGCGAAAGCACAGTATCTGGAAACCAGAACTCATCCGGGCTTTGGCGAAGAACTTACTGAGTACAAAGAGACGGGCGTTATTCCGGGGAAGATGCCTGGAAAGAAGACCCCGTTTTATCGAGCCATGGACGTGGCCGACACGTTTGTCTCTTGGGGCAGTAGACCAACACACTCGCTTCTTAGCGCCCATGCTGACATGGACTACATCAAGAAGGCTAACCCAGAAGACTTTGGGGTCTGGGTAGAGAACCTTCATAAGGACGACCCGAGAAGAAACATCTATCGGGAGATCAAAGAGAACTTCAATGAGAGAAACAGGGAGGATGACTTCGTAAACCCTGTTTTGGACACCAAGCTCCTTGGTTTGAGGTCCATGCTAGCGGCGACATACTGGGTTCCAAACGACGCTGACCCATACGGAGGGTACGGGGTTCCTCGTCCATGGCAAAAGATAAGGGCTGGCGGCGAAGTAATTGGAGGGCCTCCCGCAACAACAGCGGATATTTGGATGAGGGGGCTTGCCGCCCCAGCTTCCTTTGGAAACATAGACACCGGGCCCGAGGGGAACACAGAGGCTATTCACAAGGAGATGCAGCGCCTTGGGTCTGCTGGGGTGGGGGAACTCGCAGAAGGCATTAAGGG